AGATACATCAAACAATCCCTCTAGTTGCATTACGCGACCAGAGCGAACAATATTTGATGATCTTGTTATGTTTGCTTTTAACGCAGTAGCGATTTGCATTTGATGCCTCGCTGGGTAAATTCTTCAAGAATCTGCCGTTGCTCGTATTCGCTTGCGCACTCTAAAATAATTTCATACGATTCTGCAAAGTCATGATCTTTGCCAGCATCGTCATCGTCTGCGTTTTCACCTAAATAACGATCAATGTCATCCTCGCTAAAACCAAGCAATGACAAATCAAAATCTTCCAAATCTTTTATCTCGTTAGCAAGTGCAACTTCATCCCATCCAGCATTCAATGCCAATTTATTATCTGCAATGATGTATGCGCGTTTTTGTATGTCTGATAAGTGCGTCAAATCTATTGTTGGCACTTGCTCTGTATCCATTTTGATTGCCGCCAATAGTCTGCCATGACCAGCAATGACGCCATTTTTCCCATCAAGCAATATTGGATTTGTCCAACCAAACTGTTTGATGCTTTCAACAATTTGATCTATTTGCGCATCGCTGTGCGTGCGACTGTTATTAAAGTATGCGACTAAATCTTGCGTTGGTTTATATGTAATTTGTAATTTTGTCATGTCTTATCGTGTAGTTTTATTTCAAGAACTTCAACATATAAACTGTTTGATTTAACAACGTTGATATGCTGTCAATCTCGTTTTGTATTTCTGAATCTTCTGGCAATTCTTTTCTATACAGTCGCACATAGTCACGCAAGTTGCGCATGTACTCTAATGCATCCAAACTGTTGCCAGCATATGCAGATGGATACGGCTCGATCAATTCTTCATATGCGCCTTGTATTGATTCTGTGAGTGAATCAACAAGTTCAACAATTTTGTCATAGTATGTTGCAAGTGCAACGTGCGTGGCATATGAACCTACACCAGTAACTTGGAAATGTTTTAAGTGCGTGAGCGTTGCAGAATGCAACAACGTGCCTATAAATTGTGCCGTTGCGTCTTTGTTTAGCATTTCGTTTTCCTTGTAACCGCTTGCATATGCCGCTTGTCCGACTTGCATTGCTTTTTGCTTTGTCGGAAAGGGACCCTTACTGCCCCAATACCATCCGTCAGATTTCTTGTTTACTGGCATCTGGCTTCTCCAATTTTGTTGTATGGAAATGATACAGCCAAACTTTTTTGCGACCAATAGATGTATTAGCAATTTGCTCACGGCTTAAATATCTTTGACGCATAAAGTAACAAAGTGCCATTGATATTTCGCTGGACTTTAATTCTGGAATTGCTTTTCCAATTTCATGCAATGTCAATGGTGCTTGCGCTTGCTTAAAAACTTCCCTGACTTTTACAGATGCATTTGCCACAAAAAACCCCTTGTCGTTTATTACAAGGGGTATCATACCAAAAGTATTACGCTTGTAAATAGCCCTTTTTGGGGACTATGACAAGCGTCTACGCGATTTTAAATGGCGAGCAATGTCTCCAATGCAACTGCCTTTTTACTTTCGCCTGTGCCGAACCAAGATTGATTTAAACGCGCATCGGCAGTTCTGGCGGGGTGGTGATGATCGTAATACTCTGTAACTGCATTCAACATGCCCCACTTTGTATTGCCAGCCAGTTCTACGCCCTTTGCATCGCCTTGGAACAAGTCAATGATCTTGCGATAGGCGCGGTTCTTTTCATCGTTGTCGGTGTCATACAACGATTTGCCTTCCTTGACAACCAAGTTTCTTACAAACAATTTTGCCTTTGTATCGGTGAGTTTTTGCTTTTGCAAAGTCTTTGCCATTTCAATATAACCCCCAAAACTCTCGACAGCGATGCCTAATTTCGCTTGCATGATTTCCTTTTTGAAGTGCGTTGCATGGGTGTATGACACCATTTGAGTGCCGTCTTGCATTGCCATTGACAGGGTGTTATTACAAACAACGCGCACAGTTGTAAAACGTGCAGTCGTTGCAAGCGATCTATCCGCAGACGTTGACAACAGCAAAAAGCCCCCAATGCCATCGCCTTTGCTGATCTCTGCAAACTTGCCCGTTTCTGCTAATGCCCAAAGACGTTTGCCCCCAAACAATGTGCCAGCAGTATGCAAACGAAATCCGTTTTGCTCAACCAAATCTCTAAAGAACTCTAATACTTCGATTGGCTGTACGGGTTTATACCGATCGCTAACGACTGACAAAGGCGCGTTTGTGTCTGAGCGATACAAAACGTTTTGACCTTCAAAGCGAACTGGCAATGGCTCGTTGCCTGTGTACAAAACGGGTGCGCGATTAATTGTCCAATCCATTCCCGCATTGATTGCCCATGTTTCGATGCTTGCATCTTTGTCGAGAGATTGACCAAGCCCGTGCCAAGGGGTTTCGCCTACAAATGCCATTTCTGTGTATCCGTCTGCGCGAGTTGTGAGTTGATGTGCCATGATAATTTTTCCTTTAAAAGTTGATGATTACTGATTATTTAAAATGATATTGATTTCGTTCAAAACTTGATCTGCATCTTCTGCTTGTGAGTTTGCATCTTCAAGCAACGCTTTAATTTGCTTTAATGCAGATACCATTTGTGGTACTTTTACAAACATTTGTGCCAATGCTTTTTCTTCTGAACGTAAGCCGTATGGCAATTTGCAAATCAAGCCACCTGTGTCTGCGCGTTTGACTGCGTAACAAGTGCCTTTTTCCTCTGTGCCGATTTCCCAATTAGTTTCGTCTGTCATTGGGTCGTATGGTGCAAATGTAATTGGTCGCATATAAATAATTCCTTATTTAGATTTGACAATTAAAAAACAACCATTTTCGTGAACAACACCTTTTGAGTCTGTGTATGTTTCACCGCATCCGCTTGCCCATTCGACAACAATCACTCCAAGAATAATTGCTATCACAACTGCAAGGATTGCACCCGCTAGAAATGATAAAAACTTTTGCATTTGATGTTTACTCCGTTTGTTGAACAAGACCGCATCACTGCGGTTTCGGCTAATTAAGCCTCTTCAGTTGTCCTTGCAATTTCTAATTTTGAAATCAAATATTCACAAACATCGCCTTTGTTTGCAAGTCTGCCATTCACCTGTATGCTGAACTCAATTTGTTCCAAAGTTGGTTTGTAAAGAGTCCACGCATCGGTGTTTTGTGCGCACAATCTGTCGCCTTCATTCCAAATAAAAGTAACTGCGTAAACCACTCCGCTGTCGCGTTTGTGAATTTTTGCAATAGTGCGAACTTGTGCAGTCTCAATAGTTGATACGACAACAAGTTGTCCGACATAAAGTTTTTTGCTAGGGATAAAACGTTGCATGATGATTACTCCATTTAGTTGTACAAGATTGCATCTCTGCAATTTCGGCTATTAAAGCCTCGTCAGTTGTACTTAGGCAATAACGTTGAAGTGGAAATGAATGCCGTAATGGACTGCGTTGATACCGATAAACAGGGGATAAAAGCGACCATCTGTATGTGTGCAAACGATGTAACGAATTTCGCCAAATGCGCGATCTCCGTTTGGATTAATTTTTCTAGCGACTGCGATATGTGCGTGACTTGCAGTCTTGTATGTTTTTGTTGGTGTGATTTCTACGTGTTGCATTTTGAATCCTTTGTTGATGTTTAACTTTGTATCAACTTCTTGAGTTGATGAAAGTATTATAGGAGAAATAGTTCGTTACCAACTCTTTTTGGAAAATATTTCCATTTATTTTGGGCTATATTGAAAACAGGAGTATTACTTTTAGACGTTATAACGTCAAAATTGGCAATGCCAGAGCGAGATGGGGCTATTTACAGACGAAAAAAAGCCCCGTTTTTTATGCGGGGCTAAAGGCTACTGCTTGCAATTATTCTAGATGCATCTTTTAAAAAGGAATGTCATCATCGTTTGCAAATTCTTGAACTGGCGGTGTTGCTTCTTTGATTGCGCTTGTTACTGCTTCGCCTTTGCTCGACAAAATGTCCACCTTTTCTGCCGTGATCTTTGTTGCGCTTTTTTCAATGCCGTTTTTGTCTGTGTACTTTTCCGTTTTCAATTTGCCTTCAACATAAACCTTTGTGCCTTTGCGCACATACTCGCCACAGATTTCAGCAAGTCGACCAAACGTTGCAACGTTAATCCATTCTGTTACTTCTTTTTGATCGCCAGATTTATCTTTGTACTTTTCGGTTATTGCAAAACTAAAATTGCAAACTGCTTTGCCGTCACCCATGTAGCGCAACTCAGGGTCGCGCCCCAAATTGCCGATGCCTATAAATTTATTTACTGCCATGTATTACTCTCCAAGTTTGATGATTAACAATTCGATCTCTGCCAAAAACTTTTTGACTTCAACTTCCATTTCCGCAATAAGTTCTTCATTACGTTCTGCGCGAACAATCAATAACTGATTGTGTCTGCGTAGTCTTGAATCATAGGAAACAAAGTCGCACCATTGCCGACCCGTTACCCATAATTGACATTGAATTTGCTTAACGTACTCTGCTGGTACTTTGTTTGTCATCAAGTAATCGAGATGCGTTGTCGAATTTGGGCATTTGACCTCGATCAAGCCGTCATCGCCAACAAGTCGATCAGGGGAAACACCAAGCCATTTGATTGTTGGATGCAACCAAAAGCCCGTGCGTTCAACTAAAACGTTTTTCTGTTCCTCGTAAGCAATGCACGCAAATTGTTCTTGTTCAATTCCCCATTCCATCGCGGGACTGGTAAATTATTCAAAACTAGGGTATGTCACTAT